GTGGAAAAGGAACAATGTCACAATATTCTGGAGATGCTCTGAAATATAAAGATACTCAGGGTGCTAAAGATATACTGGATATGATCGGTAAAGCTGAAACCGGTAAGATTGGTGAAGATGCATATAATGCATGGAACGGTGGAATGCCTAAGGAATGGATTGGGCAAAATCTATCCAATAAGACCCTCGCAGAGATAATGAAGATGCAGGAGAGTAATCCTACAAAGGGCACAGAAGCTGCTGGTAAATATCAGTTTATGCCAAACACACTGAAGGAACTTGCTACTGGATTCAAATTAGATACATCGAAAAAGTTTTCTGCTGATATGCAGGATGAACTTGCTCTGATGAGAATACACCAAATGCGCGGATCTTCACTGAATAAACTTCTTGAGGGAAGTATAGGTACAGATGAATTCAATAAAGCTATTTTACCTGAGTGGGCAGGAGTTCCTGCAACAACGAAACAAGTTTATGATAAGAATGGTGGTAAACAGAATGTCGTTGAAACTGGTCAGTCATATTACGATGGAACTTTTTATAAAGGCTCAAGGGAAGCTGCGTTGAATAAAGCAACGATAACAGCAGAGATAGCCAGAGTGAGTCAGGAAGGTGCTTGGGGATCTGCTAATAAACCATCCACTGCGTTAATTCCGGGAAATACAACAACAGGGCAGCAGGTACAAGAAAATTCAGATACACTCTTAGGTGGTTTACACGAAATGTTCAAGCAACTTAATGATGCGTTCAAAACCCAGTATCCACCCACCATTATAAACAACAATACTTCCCACTCTTCATCCATTAGCACAGAACCTGCGGGAGTACATAGCAGTGATTATGCTGGGCAAGCTATAAGAAACTTTGCACTGTATGGTAATGGAAGTTATATTGCTTCATAAGAAAAACCCCGCGAAAGCGGGGTTTGTTTTAGTCTTCTGCTAGACTTTTGAAATAATCAAGATCGTCATCATCAGCAGAACTTGATGCGCTTGGTGTGAAGGGAACATCATCAACATTTTTGGCAGGTTTCAGAACAACATCTTCTGCCCGACTTGTCATAACAACACCTTCAAATCCTAGAACTTTCTCTAGTCGAGACTTAATCTGCTCATAAGACTTGAATTGTTTTGGATCAAGATATTCATTCAATGAATATTCCTTTTTCCAAATTGACTCTAGTTTAGCATCATCACCATCAAACAAAGGCGAAACAGATTCAAACTCTGACTTATCATAGTTACGATAACCCTCAACTTGACGCATCTTCAATTTGAAATTAGCTCCTTCCCAAAAGTCAAATGGATTGACTGCCTTTTCATCCTCAAACTCCGGATTCATAGCTTCGCTAATCTTATCGAAGATTTTCTTTCCAAACTTAAACAGTTTTACTTGACCTTCATTTCCAGGATTCTTCGGATCCGAGATGATCAAAACATTAGCAATATAGTTTACCTTACGCTTCTGCTTTCTAGCAATATCCTTATTTGCATCGTTTCCAGAATTCCAAAGATTGCCATTGTGCTCACACACAGGACATTTTTGCCCAATAGTGGTTAGACATCCATCAATTAACCATCCACCAGGACCCTGGAATCCATGATTAAAAATGCGGACCCAAGGAAGCGCGTCATCTCCATCGACAGCAGGAGCAGGAAGAAAACGAATAATAGCCATACCATTACCCGCCTTATCTGTTTCAGGAACCCAGAAACGGTCATCATCTTTAGAACTATTATCTGAATAAGTGTTGAGTGATTCAATCGCTTTGTTAAGTTTGGAAATATCCGTGCGATTGCGTTTTAGTGAAGAAAAATCTGACATATAATACCTCGTATAAAAAAAGTGTTAAAAATATAACATATTATCCAACTATGCATAACGATCATCTATTTAGTATCTGTATTAGATACTTTTTATAGACATCTTTGTCATAAGAAAGAAATGGTTGGTATTTCAAACATGTTAATCTAAAATCAGGCCAACGAATTGAATCCTGTATTTTTTGATTCCACATGTTGAAAAATCCAAGTAGATCATTCAGTATGACAAGAGTTTCCACATGGATTTCTCCTTGCAGAGTATTTGACAGTAATTGTGGATACTGCCCATCCGTTCTCAGTATATCGTTGGGATTTTCACACATACCAAAAGTCTTGTTACATTCATCTCTAAAAATATATCCCAACGATTGCTGAACACCCATCTGCTCTTTGTATAATACATCAGCAGAGTCTTCCAATAAACTACCAACCCAAACCTTATGATTTTTCATGAAGTTTGCAACTAGAAAGTTCACAAAATCTTCCTTGTTGTACTTGCGGGATAGTTTATGAAAAAAATATTTGTCTTTGCGTTTTTCAAAAGTATCTATTGATACTCGACTTTTACCCAAATATTTGAAGTAATCATACTTCTCTGATGTAAAGTGGAGCTTCAAAGAATTGTAAATTGAGTAACACTCATAACCAGTCAATCTTCTTATCCAATCAAAGAGGTAATCGATTTGGTTTTTCTTTTAGCATATTCAGATCGGCGACCTGTGTTTCGATCTTTGCCTTCAATGCAGGATGGATCAAAGTTGCTGCAACCTCCACCTCAAGACCTGATACCTTACAGTAATCAACAATAGCCTCCAAATATGTGTATTCAGTTCGACACACAACACTCTCAATATGCTCTGAGAACTTCATCATTTCTTCTTTAGATGGTGGCATTACTTGACCACTGTCTCATAAAGTGTTTGAAACTGATCATTAACAACAGTTTCCTCTTCGAAATTTTGTTTATGATAAACTTTTAGCAATCGATTCACCAAACGCTTAGGCAAATTCAATTCCTTGCAAATGTCACCAATAGCCTCTTTGATGTAAGTTCGTTCACCATCAACTCTGGCTAAACTACCGGAACATTCTTTAATAACTTTAAACAATTTATCACGATCAGCAGTACTTGAAGGCACGATCAAATCAACGGGTGTACTCATAACAATCTCCTATAAAAATCAATTAAAGAGTCTTTTTGGGAAGACGATTTTCTTCGTAAAAGAGGTGATCACCAATTTTTACCATGAAAACTTTGGTTCTTGCCCAATAAGGGTTTACATAATCTGCGTGAAAATATAGCGAATCCCGCACACGCTTTACAACATCTTTGTTAAAGACTCCACTCATTGCGCGTTTAGCAACATCTAGAGATTCATCCCACTGATCACCATAAGGTGCTGGTAATTTCTCACAGAAATAACTAAACTGGCAAACTTTCTTATTCTTCAATACTGCCTTTTCTTGTACTACTTCACAAATATTTTCTGAGAATCTTTCCGATTCTACTCGATTCATGACGACTAGGGCAACTGCCTCTTTACCTTCTCTTGATTGATTTCCTGCTTCATAAAATACAGTCTTAGCTAAACACTCAAATTCATCTGGTGTATAGTTTTCTGAAAACTTATATTTTTCCATTTGAGCCTTCATTGCAGAGTCTTTAAGGTACTTTGCAGAAAGCAAAAACATAACTGTAAAGAAAATAAAGTATAACAAACCCCGGATGCTAAGTTTCTTTAGCATGTGTTTCTCCTTAGATTTGATTATTATACTACAGGTGCGTCTCGATTGTCAAGACATTTTTGATTTAATTTGCACCACTGTTCAACGCTTTTTGAAATTCTTCTAAGCGCGACAATCCTGTTTTTTTCAATTCCACATTATGTAAGGAGACAGACTCTTCGTTCTTTTTACTTTCGATTGTGAAGCCGTTGCTTCTGATCAACGATTTAACTTCTTTTGTTCTAGAGGAATCCCATTCCCACAATACGCTAAAACCTTTTGTCGGTCTATTAGGATTATCCTCTAGATAAAGTTTCACATATTGCCCTCGAAGAGTGCAATATTCATCATATGTAAGATGTTTATCGGCTCTGTTGCCAACAAGTTCATCTAATTTTGTTTTAAATTTATCACTGATATTCATAATATATAACTCCTACTTTTCAGATGTGAATGAATGCCCACCCCTTTTCAGTTCAGTTCTACCTGTGCCTTCCTGTTTCTTTTCATCATAGGTAAGTGGTTTATTATATTTCAATTTACCCTGATACTCTTCTTTACCCTCTTTTTCACCCCTAAGATAGTGCCAATTTGCAGATTTCTTAGCATTTACAGATAATACAGATTCTTGATTGTGCTTTGTGCCAATATGTTTTAGTGCTGTGACCATTCTATGATGGGAATCTTTATTTGAATCTGTTGCGTGAACAATATAGGATCCTTCTTTTGCAACTTCATGTGGATTGCTACCATATCGATATTGCCCCCTGTGTGGTCCAGACCAACCGCCAATATGCCCGGAACTTCTTGCGCTCTCCAGATCGATCTTTATTTGCTTATGTGCATCATGAAGACTTTCCTTAGAATCTGTGTGTGGACCCTCTGGTGAAATCGCTCCGATGCTAACACCCTTTGCTAGATGTTTATTCACACGCTGTTGGAGCAGATTGCCTTCATCAAGTTGTTCCAAAGCTTCTTTAATTTTAACCACACCGTGCGTTTTAGCTCCTCCATAGGAAGGATCTTTAAGTTTTCCAGATTTTTTTAAGAAATCAAAATGACGAAGCATTGCAATGGAATTTGCATGGCGTTCATCTCGCGCTTTAGTGATTTTATATTTGTGTTCTGTTGTACCTTCACCAGTTTCTTGATGTACTGTAACCATATAATTAGAAACATCTTCTGAAAAGAATTCTTTAAAAGACAGCATATA